AACACCACAGCCAACCTCGAGGCTGGTGGCTTGATCCCCATCGAGATTCTGCCCATCATCGACACCAAGGTTCCAGGCATTGAGCTGCCCGACGACCTGAAGATGGCCACAGGCGTGACCGGTACTCAGGTAGTGCCCTACAGCATCAACGACGTGAAGTTCACCGTAGAGGGTGAGGTTACCAAGGTAGGCGAGCAGGCACTCGACTTCGCTCACATCAAGGCCAACCCACAGCGTGTTGCCGCATCTGTTGCAGTGTCATTCCGCGCTATTGATAACGCGGCATTTGACATCATCGCCTTTATCACCTTCAAATTCTCTAAGGGTTGGGCTATGTTCCGTGCTCTGCATGTATATGCTCACGGTCAGTACACCAAGATTCAGTCGCCATTCGGCAAGGTTACACCAGTGGTGCTGACACTCGACCAGAACATCGGTAAGAACCTGGCCAAGGAGATTGCCAAGATGTACGACCTCGGATTTGAGGGCGAGCCCGAGATCATCATGGACAAGACCACCGAGACCGACTTGGCATTCACCAAGCTGATCCCTGGCACCACCGATTCGAGCCGTACCGTTGTGGAGGGTGGCCGCTGCGTAGGCTACAAGTACAAGGTTTCTCCATACGTCGACTATGCAATCGCCAGCGATGGTGTTGCCACTAAGGACGCTACCTACCGCTACATCGCCATCGGCCACTTCGGCTATCTGGCAGAGCAGCAGCATGGTGAGCTGCGTTTCAATATTGATGGAACAAGCTCCGCTAACTTTGACCGAGGTACTGTAGTGATCGGCATGGACACAGACTACAGCCTTACTGAGTTGTCAGGAAAAGTTAACGGCGGCGACGGCACACCACAGGCCTTCAAGCTCATCAAGCTGGTGGAGCCTGCATCAAGCTCTGAACTCTAAACACTCTCCTCGACTTCTTCTGGGATAGTTCCTCCATCGGGCGACTCCAATGCAACAGCAAAGGTTGACCCGCCCGATGGTTCCCCAGGGGAGCGCATAAGTAACAAAACGTATAACAAAGTCAAAACTGATATACATGCTACGACTCGACAAGATATTCTTCGATGCCATCACAGCCGATGCCGATCTGATGCAGGCCGTGGGCGGTCGTGTAAAGTCTACATGCTTCGAGGTACCACCAACGGAGCAAGACAACACACCCCTGCCCTATATCCTGATTATAGACGAAGGCAAAGCACCATCGCAGACTACGAAGGACGACGGATGGATGCCGTACATGTGGCGTGTAGGTGCCGGCGTTATGGTGGCCGCTATCAGTCCCAACGAGGTGGATGCACTTGTGATGAAGGCAATGCAAGCCATCGCCAACCACATTGCATCACTCGATGCTCAGGGTAAGGACATCCCTCAACTTGTGGAGGGAATGCCACAGACACAGGGCGTGCAATGGGACTGGGAGAAACCCTGCTACTTTGATGCGGCACACTATCAGTGCGACGTAGAGAATACAAACGACGACGACGATGACGAAATCTAAGAGCAAAAAGGCACCCAGGGCTCAGATGTGGGACACTATGGACTACACCATCATCACAGGCAAAACCCGCGACGAGGTGGCGCAGAAGTTCCAAGAACTGAAAGCATCCTGTGAGGGTGCATCTCTCATGGCTGGTGCAGTAGGCCGAAAAGCCGACGGTACCTTTGAACTCAGGATTGACTTTATCAAATCTTAACACCATCAATAAAATGGGAACTCTTAAAGGACAAAACTTTCGTATTTGTGTATTCGACCACACCGAGACTGGCGACACTCCCTACGACGTGTATAAGGTGATAGGAATGGCGACCGGGTGCACGGTAACTGAGACGAATAATACGGAAGATGCCAGCCATAAGGATATAGTGGGCGCGGCAGCAATGCCAACCACCACCACCAAGAGCTGGCAGATTTCGTGCGACTCGCTAAACGTGGCCGACACCGCTGCAATGCTGACCGCCATCAAGAGCATGACACCGATGACGCTGATGTGGGACGAGACATCTACGACCGACAACCAGACCCGCGTGAAGGCTACCTTCGCTCGCAAGGGTCAGGCATATCTGTCTGATGTAACCTTCAACTTCAACGACCGCGAGAATGCCACCAAGCAGCTCCAGTTCGTTGGTACCGGTGCAATCGGCAGTCCCGCAGCCAGCGACACCGTTGAGCCAATCGCCATCGGCAGCTACACCAAGGGTCAGTTCGTTCGTCTGTTCCTGGGCAGCGACAACTCGGCAGCACCTACCACCGTCATCGCAGCAGCGAAGACACTGGCGCTCCACGTATCGCTCACTATGGAATCGGCCACAACGAAGGACACTACAGGCGAATGGGATGTGCAGGAGCCAACAGAAATCGCATACGACATCACCACTGGTGCACTGATGCGAAGCGGCGAGACCATCACATCGCAGGTGGCAGCCAAGGCTCTGGCCGACCTCGAGAGCATCTACGAGGCAGGCACACCGGTGAAGTGGAAGATAGCAAACGTTTCGGGCGACAACAACCGCACCGCATCTTCGACCATCGTGAGCGGATCGGTATTGCTGACACAGCTGACACTGAACGGCCCCAACCGACAGAACGCCGACTACCAGGCAAGCATGCAGGGTTATGGCGCCTACGAGGTGGCCGCGTAAATATCCCACAAGGCCGCTCGCCTGCCCATTGCCTACGGTCCAACGCTTGGCAAGGCATGGCGGGCGGTTTTTCTTTTACCACATTAAACCCCAGAAGAAGATATGAAAACAAAAGAAATTACACTATGCGGCAAGCAGGTGATGGTGGCCTATTGCTTTGCCACCGAAATCGCGTTTAAGAAATTCACCGGTGTGAACCTCGACGAGTTTGATGCCACAAACCCCGAGCACATCATCTACATCATCCTTTCGGCCATCGCCACCTACTATCAGAAGGAGGGCACCGATGCACCCGTGAAAGACGAGAATCTGATGTACGACGTGCAGCCCGCGAGCTGATCGACGCACTCAACGAAGTGCTGAAGCTCCGCGCCGATTGGTATCAGCTACCCAAAGGCGACACCATTGACGAGCAGAAGCCCGACTCCGACCGCAAGCGCCGCAAGCCAAAAAACGCCTAACCGCCTACGACCTTTATCAGCTGTTCGTAGGCGAGATAGGCATCCCGCGCCGCGAGTTTCTCTACGAGATAGAGCACTGGGAGGCTCGCCGCATCCTCGAGGGCTACCAAGCCCGACACCGCAATCTATGGAGCGCCACCCGATGGCAGACCTTCAAGCTAATGGAAGCACAGATGGGCACCGACGGCATGCACAAGAACAAACTCTTCAAGGCCGAGGACCTGCTGCCATTCCCCTGGGACTCGAAGGAGCCCGACGAACTACACGAACCCATGAGCGAGGAAGACGTAAAAAGCCTGCAAGCCGACATCGACCGCGCCAACGCCGAAGGCTCTCCGTGGTAGCTAATAAGGTAAACCCCCAACGCTTTGTTGGGGGTTTTTTGTATGGCAGATAATGGCACGATAGAACTAAAAGGGCTCAGTGAGTTTGAACAGAAACTGGCACAGCTGAAGACCGACAACCCCGGATTTGAAAAACGACTCCGAGAGGTGATCCGTAAGGTATTGGGCCACGCCCGCGCTAATCTGCGCAAGGATGCCGCCGACGGGCTGGGAATGGAGAGCGACCCACGCCAAGCATACAAGGCCGTGCGCTTTGCCGTATATAAGCGACTGTTTGGTGGTCAGCTTAATATCCTGCAATCGCGCCGCGCTGGAGCCATGCGGCTGTATGAGCCACCGCGCACACTCGACCCAAGCAAACGAGGAGGCAATCGCCGCCAACGTTCGCAACGCACCACCGACCTGATGAGCTACCAGGGCACCGATCGTGGATTTATTCTGCGATTTCTTAATGCCGGCGCACAAGACCGAAATATCGCATTTAAGGCAAACGGCAGCCGCAAGGTGGATCGATGGAATAAGCATCCCAACACGGGCTATCGAGGAGCCATCGCGCCACGCAACTGGTTCGGCAACGCCTCGCTCATGGAGATGAGATCGGTGGCAGGCGAGATGCAGACATTAATCGACAAGATAATCAAGGAAGAATTTATATAAACTATGGCAGACGTAATTACCAGATTTAAACTCGAAACCACGCAATTCGACTCGAAACTGCGCGATACATCCAAGGCATTGAGGGACATCGCCCATCAAGCCGAGCTTGGTGGCAAGGATTTCGACAAGTTTAGCGACGAAGCCATCAAGAGCGCCAAGGCCCTGGGCACTGTGCAGAGTGGAGCTACAAACACCAAGGACAAGCTGCGCGACCTTGTTGGATCGTATAACGATGCAGCCAAGGCATACAACAGTCTGACCGAAACCGCCAAGAAGGGCGAGTTCGGCAAGGCAATGAGTCAGAGCCTCACTCAACTCCAGCAGCGCATCAAGGAAACCAAGCAAGAAATATATTCGCTTGGCGACAGTATGAAGAGCGGCGGCGGTGGACTGTTCGGCGGTGGCAAACTCGACGGCATGCTGCAAGTGTTTGGCGGTAACGTGATGACCAAGATTGCTGGTGCGGGCGTCGGATTCGTCAGCGAGCTCGGCGACATGGTTAAGCAGGGCATCGAGCTTGCGAGAGCCGGCGAAGGTGT